TTTGGTGCGCCAACAGGGACTCGAACCCCGGACCGACCGGTTATGAGTAAACCAACAAAACACTGAAAAACTTAGTATTTATCGGGATTTTCTGAAATTACTGCAATGCACGCAATTTTATAGTGCTTATGCTTGCTTTTGGGCAGGTTTAAACTCCTTAATCAATGCGTCAATACTGATTATTTTATTCGATTTGCGTTTTGGCAATGATTCGACATAGTGCGTATAAATGTCAAGCGTAGTTGACGGCTTAGCGTGTCCCATTTGTTTTTGCACATAGTGGAGTTCGTGACCTGTATATAACAAATTGGTGGCACAGGTGTGGCGGAGCGAATGAGCTGTAAACCTATCAATTACAAACGGCACTCCTTTAGGATCGTACTTACTTTTTGGCTGTCTTTCATACTCCAAAAAGTCGCCGTATTTGATATTTAGGTCAGCCATATAACTATTCCAGAGCCTTCGCCACGCTGTATCACTCATCAGAGTACCTTTTGCGGAGGTTACAACAAAATCGTCAAGTTTATGTTCAGGCTGTTTCTTTAAAAAATCAATAAGTATTTTTGGCACATCTGTAACAGTACGCACTCCCGATATGGTTTTTGCACCTTGCTCAATATGCACTTTACCTTTTGTTATTAGCTTTTGATGAACGCTAATTGTACGCTTATCAAGGTTTATATCTCGCCATTGCAAGGCAAGGCATTCGCCAAGTCGCAAGCCTGCAAACATCATTATCATAGCTGGCAATTGTGCACGGTGTTTGGTGGATACAACCCACAGCTGTTCTTGTGCAGTCAATGCTCGCCGTTCTGAGGTTTTTGCGTCCTTCGGTATGTCAATGTATTGTGCAGGCGAATAATCAATTATGCGGTTTTCGATTGCATAGTTAAACACCTGCCTTGCCACACCCCTCCATTCTCTTAATGTTTTCTTTGCGGTTGGCTTCCCGGTGTGAGAATTACAAGCGTACTCATCGAGGATAATTTGTTGAAAATCAGCCTTTACAAGTTTATTGATTGGTCGGTCACTAAGAACAGCAAAATGCTTCAGATAATTTACATAGTTCTTGTATTGTCGCTCTGAAAGCATTGTTTTTTTGTAGGCAAGCCATAAGTTAACGAGTTTCCCCCATTTCATTCCTGAGTTTAGCACATCCATACCCTTGCCGATTTGTAACTTGATAAGCTGTGCCTTTTCTTCAACCTCTTTGACAGAGTAACCGTTGACGGTTTTGTATTTGCGTTTGCCGTCCTCGTCTTTGCCAAGATATACAGACTTTTGATAGCGTCCGTCTGCACGCTTTTTAAGTTTTGCTTTTGCCATAATATACACTCCTTTTGCTTAAAAAAAGGGTGCAAAAATCCCCTGATATTCAAAACTTGAAAAATTCAGGGGAGTGTGATACAATATTATTGCTTTTAGTAGTATCACTGCACCCTGTGTGTGGTGGTTTCCGCTCTGACTTGCTCCAACAGGACAGGGCGGATTTTTTTATTTCTTATTTTCTATAGTTAAAGTAAGTCTTGCGTAATATATCTTTTCTTTTGTCTTTTCATCTTCAAAAGAAGAAATATACAAATCTTTGATTGCCTTGACTCTGTTCTGATTTTCTTTGATAAATAAGGTATCTTCTGAATGCAAAGAACCAATATCAAGACCATTCGCAATAACTTTAATTGCAGGCTGATTTTCATATTCGTACTCTTGAAGTTCAACATTGATTACTTTACCGCTGAGCTTTTGTTGCATAAGTTTAGCGAGATGTTCTTGCCTATTATCATATGTAACACCTGCAATTTTAAATTTTTTGGAATGTGTACCTTTGGTTGTAGGTGTGTTTTGTGAGGCGTTTGATTGTATGTCTGCACTATTTTCTTTTGTTGGCAATTTCTTGTCAAGGATAATAAGCACTATGCCTGCTGCTAAAAACAACAAACAAGCAAACCCAGTTGATACAACACCTTGAGCAAATGCGGCAATTGCTCCAACAATACCAAGTATCAATAATACAATGCCTACAATGAATTTTTTACTTTTATTCAAAATATTTCCTCCTCATATGTGATATATATATTGACAAAATATATCACATATTATAAAATAATGTTAGAGGGGTTTCAACTTCTCACTATTCCTATTTTTCCTACCATAGTTGCCGCTATGGTAGGTTTTTCTTTTTGTTGATAAAATCTGCAAATTGCTCTTTCACCTGTCTTTCAAGGGGATGCAGATAAAAAGCGTTTCTGCGTTCGAGCTCTGCCATTCGTTCAGCCCTGTAGGTTGCCGCCTCAAGGCTGATGTCGCATAAATTTGCAATTGCAGCGGCATTGATTGCTTGCATTTCGTGCAACACACAAGCCGGAGCTAACAAGTCCCGAGCAAATACATTTGCCGAATGTTCGGCATCGTCGGTTATTGCAAAACCTTTACCATTTTTAGCAAACAGATGCCCTAAAAAGATATGCCCGAGTTCGTGGGCAATTGTAAATCTACAACGCTGAGGAGATTGCTCATCAGCATAGACGATGTACAGCTTATCATCTTGCATCAAAGTTATTCCGCTCTCGTTTTGGTGTAGCAGATTGACCGCTGAATTTTTCAGCAAAGTAATATCAGCTTGTTTAGCTATTCGGCTTACCTTAACAGGTAGGCTATCTATATTATAATCAATCAAACATTGCCAAGAGGCATTGCGTGCATTTTTATATTGTCCATAATTCAAGTTTTACCACCTCATAGGTATTGTAACCTATGGGGTGTTTTTTATTATGTAATGCTTATAAGTCTGTATCGTCAGGCTCAAACTTGCTAAGATTAGCTAAGTTTACTATTTCAATTGGTTGATTATTGCCGTCACTTCGTGCGGCTTTAACCGTTGGTATCAATACTTCATCTTCCACACCGAGCAATCTATCAACTGCAGGTTGCATTTCGACTTTATTACGATATGCAAGTATAACCTTTTTCTCGTGATTCGAAAGTTTATCTATATGTATTTGTTCTTTGATTTCGCCATTTACCAAAGCGTTTATATCAATAGATAAAAAATTACATATTTTGGTGACATTTTGGATGGATGTTCCCCAAATGCCCCTACTAAAAATTCCTTTAACGGTTGTATAAGGCAAATCAACTAATTTTGCAAATTGCATCACGCTTTTATATTTATCTAAAATATAATCTTGCAATTTTTGCTCAATAGTCATTGCACTCACCTCTCTTTGATAGTTAGTATATTACAAAATTTTGTAGATGTCAATAACAAATCTACCTTTTTTAGTAAATTATTTTTAAAAAAGTGTTGACAATCTACCGTAAAAGGTATATTATAATGCTGTAATCTACTAAATAAGGTAGATTGGAGGTGAAAAACTATGTTATATCCTAATTTGGTGAAAGCAATGAAAGATGAAGGTGTAACTAAAACAGATATTGCAAATCTGCTTGGATTACATTTCAATACCGTAACTGCAAAACTTGAGGGCGAAACATCTTCAAGCAAAGCTGTTTATCAGGTTGGCTTTACTTTGATTGAGGCGGTAATGATTAAAAACATATTTTTTAAAAGATATGATCTAGCTTGGCTTTTTGATTTTTCTGAACACACAAAAACAGCTTAACGAAATGTTAAAAAAGGAGGACTGAAAATGCCGAGAGAAAGACCTATTGTCAATTGGGATGAAGTGCCGGTGATTATTGATGTGCCGTATGTGGCACGGTTGCTTGCACTTAATGTTGATTACACAACACGGCTTGCACAAAGGGGCGTTCTTCCTGCCCACAAAATCGGAAAGCTTTGGCGATTTGATAAGGAAGAAATCAGACAATACATAAAGGAGCATTAACAATGTGGTTAAGAAACTATCCGACACGCAGAAAACTGCTCAAAGATGTTAAGGAGTTAAGAGAAGAAAACAAAAATCTCAAAAATGAGTTAAAAAAAGCTCGCCTTGATAAATCCCAAACCGAAGAAAATTACACAAACGCTCGATATGCATTAGAAGGTTATAAAAACGAGAACACTAAACTCTGTGAAAAACTTTCAATGTATGAATCAGCAAAGGCAAAAACATATGGTTTTGAATGTGTGGGGGTTGGGAAGTGATGAAAAGACCGTGTAATGCTCCCGTCACTATTGAAGGCTGGTCAATGAAATGCAGTAGTCATAATTACATTACTTTATATTACAACGGTAAGTTTGTCCGCTGTTTTGATAACGATCTGTATAACGAAGATCCGCTGAAAGATGAATATTACGCAGAACACATTATTAACGCCATCGAAAAAAGAACAGGAATGAAAATCACCAACATTCCGATAGTTGGAACAGCTGAAGATTTTGACGGATTAAGATTTTTAAACGGCGGTTTTAAAAAAGGTACCGATTGGTTGTTAAATGACAAAGAAAAAGACCGTTGACTGCTTGCAACAATCAACGGTCCGCAAATAAAAGGCTATTTGCAATCTAACTAATATTATCATAGCAAATAACCTTGCAAAAATCAAGGAGATTATAAAAATGGAAAGAAAATCTAAATTACAGATGATAGCAGTGGACAAACTGCACCCACATCCACAGAACCCTCGAAAGGTTATCGGCGATGTGACGGAGCTTGCGGAATCTATCAAGGCGAACGGCATTTTGCAAAACCTTACCGTTGTGCCAAACAATGATAACTGGGATGATTTTACTGTTATCATCGGACACAGAAGATTAGCAGCGGCAAAGCAGGCAGGATTGACTGAACTGCCGTGTGCAGTTGTTGAGATGACTGAAAAGGAGCAGTTATCTACAATGTTGACCGGAAAATATGCAGCGGTCAGACTTAACCGTATATGAAGAAGCAAAGGGCTGTCAGCTGTTGCTCGACCTCGGTGATACGGTCGCAGAGGTTGCCGAAAAGACAGGCTTTTCGGAAAGCAAAATAAGGAGGAGAGTAAAACTCTGTGAGCTTGACGAAGAAGCTTTCAAAGAGAGCCAAATCCGACAGCCTACATTGCAGGATTATGACAGGCTGAATCAGATTAAGGATATTGATGTAAGGAATGAATTGCTTACATCAATCGGAACGAATAATTTCGACAATCTCTTGTATTCTGCCGTCTTTTTTGCAGAAATATCAAAACGGTATGAACATAAATCCTGACATCTTTAAGTATTTGCAAGTTACTTACTATCCCGAATACAAATACCAAAAAGAACTTGTAATGATTCTTGATGATATCCAATTTATGTATGACCAAGAATTGAACGAAAAAGAAAAATGGGAATATTTCAAAAAGTTTCATTTAAACGGTATGTTCCCGACTTCAAAAGGAGCGTGAAAATGGCATTCCCCGAGAAATTAAGAAGGCTTAAACATAAATTAACGCAGGAAGAATTAGGTGAAAAACTCTGTTTGAGCAGAACAAGTATATCTTACTATGAGCAGGGAAAATTTGAACCTGATATTAATACCATAATAGCTCTATCAGATTTATTTAAAATTTCGATAGATAAACTGTTGAAATGAGGCGTGACAATGAAAATAAAAAAAGCATTCGACATATGCAAGAAAAATAAAATTATTTCCATTTTCGGCAACGAAAAAGGCGAGCAATGGCTGTCAGACGGCTATGCGGTCTATCCTATTTTCGGCTTGCCGGAACTCAATGAAGATTACATATGCAAACTCTATGACATCAACGATGCGCAGAGAGATAAGATTAGATTTACAATCAGTCAAACCAAGCCGTTGATTGATGTTGAGGATTGTTCGGCGGATGAAACACCGGCTGAAATGTGGGATATAAGCATTATATACGACGGTAAAGTAATGCTCCCGATTAGCACCGCAGAGGGCTTAATGTTTATTGACAGAGTATATCTTAATCCTTTTGTGGATATGCCAAACGAAACAATGGCACTTGCACTGCGTAAGGACTTCAAAGGTACTCCCTATTTTGCCGTTAAATTTGGAATGATTGCATACGGCTTTATATGTGCTTATGAAATTGTTGATGAAGATTTTGTGAGACAATTGAAATCATTATACATTGAAAGCGATATGATTTTGAAAAACAAGAAAGGATGACCTGCCGATGAAGCAGTATGAAGCTGACCAACAGCGGAAGTTATTTCAATGGACGACTTTCATCAGAACCAAATATCCCGAAATTGATTTGATGTTTCATATTCCGAACGGTGGGAGCAGGAACAAACTTGAAGCGGCCAACCTCAAGAAACAAGGAGTAAAGGCAGGCGTGCCTGATTTGTTTTTACCGGTAAGCCGTGGAGCTTATCACGGCTTGTTTATTGAACTTAAGTACGGTAAGAATAAGCCAACCGAAAAACAAACCGAATGGCTTAAAAGCCTTAATGAACAAGGCTACGCTGTCGCTGTATGTTATGGTTGCGACAAGGCAAGCGAAAAAATATTAAAGTATTTGAAATTAGGTGAAATAAATGAGTGAAGAAAAAAAGAAACGAGGTCGCAAGAAGAAACTCGACCGAATAGACAGGATGTGTCTTTACTGTGCCGACTACAATGCAAAGCACGGCACAAGTTACAGTTACGGCCAGTTTGTTGCGCAGATAGCCGCAGGAAAAATTAAAGGACTTGGGTTATATGATTATGAAGGAGGTCTTGCAAAATGAGTGAAAATGAAAAACCGGTTGCAGCGGAAATGCAAGACAATCTGACACCGGCAGAAACATTGTCGGAACTCGACAAACTTGTGATAGGCTTCATCGACGGTGACCTTGATGTGGCTACGCTCAATAGCTTGGATATGTTAAATCGTTGGTTAGTGTTGTCAATGTCAGCCATATACAGCTGCACTAAGATAGGCTTGCTATCAGCCAAGTCTTGTGTCAAGGCCAAATACAAGCTCCTACAAGAGTATCGCAGGTTTAGGACTGACACTTTTTTTGCAAACAAGGAACACATCGAATGGATAAAAAGGACGAAAGAAACTTCTTGCAAATTAACGGAGTTGTCAAAGGCGATTGCCGAACACGATACTAATGTATTGCAAATCGCCTTACAGATAATTGACCTACTCACAAAGCACGATGTTTATAATCAACTTTTTATTCTGTCTGATACATCGGATACATACAAGGAAAAATGTTTAAAAACACTAACCGAAAATGATACAGCATTTTTGAATGAGTTCGGCAACATACCATTTGTGGATTTGCTTTTTAAATTTTATAAATCGACAGAAGAAACGAGAGCATCAGAAATTTTCAAAGAGCTGGATGCTGATAACATTAGAAAGGTAGCTTGTCATGTGCCGGTTAAGTCGGATGATTGTCAAGGAATCGCCAAAAGCTACAAAGAATGTTTTGACATTTAAACACGGCAACATCCTTACCGTATGCAAAATCTAAAAAACAAAATGTAAAAAGTAAATTTTCATATTAAAAAACAGTCAAATGACGACTTCTTCTTTTGATTGTTTTAGTTGTTACAAAAAATGCACCAAAAATTAAACACACAATTGCAACGGTAAGGTTGCACAAAGCAGTAGTTCGGAGGTCAGACGGACTACTGCATATTTATATCATCTGACTTTTTAATGCGAAAGTAGAACAATAGACAGTCACAAATAAAAGGGTTGAAATACCCTTTAACTATCCTGCTCAAGGAATTAATTAAGTGACCGTTTTAGTTTTTACATATATAATGGGAAGTTTAATATGTTTACATACAAAGCTGAAATTAAATCAGGACCTTTGCTCGAGGTCAAATATTATAAATCAATTCGTAAACGCAGCAAGAAAAATCTTGCTCGACAAATCAATCAATCAAAATCAAGTGAGAAGCAAGCCAAAGCAAACCGTATCAGAGGAGAACAACACACACAGAGGCTTATCCTCTGCAACTTCTCTGAGGGCGACTGGTTCGCAAGATTCTCCGCTCCGTTTGGTAAATTTACCGAAGATGAATTTGAGAGGGTTGTATCGAATTTTTTTAAGCGAGTGAAACGCAGGACAGATAAGAAACAAATCAAGTTTAAATACATCGGCTACTGCGAATGTGGCAAGCTCGGAAAGAATTGGCACTTGCATATTGTGATTGAGGATTGCGTTCGTGAAATCTTAATGGAGTGTTGGCCATGGAAAAACGGAAGAATTTTCGTTCCGCTCTACCAAGACGGAAACTATGCCGACCTTGCAAAGTACATCCGCAAAGATGTCAGCGGAAAGAAAAGATTAAAAACATCAAGAAATTTAACAAAGCCTGAAATCAAAGTGACAGAAGGAAAAAAGAGAGAATATCGAAAGCTTGAACGAGGTGAGGCTCTGCCTTGCCCGGACGGATATTATTTCTACAAGGACGAAATGTGGATAAATGACTACACAGGAGCAAGCTTTTATTTTACTTACTTAGCTGACACCCACAAGCATAAAAAATTCGGAGGTGCGAAAAATTGAGAGATTCGACAAGAGACTATACAATTGCACAGTTTAGACTTTATGCTTCTCTTGGTTATCCGAGCAAAGCACAAGTCGTTGCAGATAAGACAATGCACCGAGCATTACAACTTGACCTGCTTGCTGTGATAGACACGCTCAATGCTTTAACAAGCAGCGGCAAAGACTACATCTGTCAAGCTGTCAGCGCTGTTTACTTTGTTGCACCAACAGCGGCATTGCATAAAGGTGAGATAAATTTGAGGGTGACTAAGTTTGCAGTTAGCAACTATACCGACGAACGCACGGTGTTTCGCTGGCTCAAAGAGGCACGATTGCTCTGTGCTGATTACCGAGGCTTAAATATTGGCACCGACAAAGATGTCAGTAGAGAAAGCAGTTGAGGGTTTATACTTAGAGTATGAAAGACTATGCAAAATCTTTTTACTTATCGCAATCTTGGAGAGCTTGCAGAGATGCTTATTTCCGTAAGCAAAACGGAGTGTGTGAGCGTTGTGGTAATGCAGGCGACATAGTTCACCACAAATGCTACATCAATCCTGACAACATCAACAATCCAAAGATAACTCTGAACTTCGACAATCTCGAATTGCTCTGTCAGGATTGCCACAACAAAGAACATATGTCAAATCGAAAAGAAAAAAAGAAAAATAAAATAAATAATACTCGCTACTCTGTTGATGACGAAGGAAACATACTACCCCCCACCTCAAAAAATAAAATACCCCCCTGAGAACCGAAGGGAGGGACTTAATTTTTCCTCTCTCGTGTGTGCGTGCGTGAAGGGGGGTGAAAGGAGTGATTTGGTGGAAAATGGAAAAACATCTGAGCTTTTAATTTCAGATAAAGCAGTTAAACAGGAAATGAACAGACTTAAAAAGATTTTTAAAAAGCATTATCGAGAAATTGACGAAAACGGAAAATCTCATAACAGCGACAAAGGAGAATTGATTGAAAGGCTGATTTCCGAGGCGGCTTTCATTCGTTGCGTACTCTTAGAAGCCCAAAGGCTCATCAAATCACAAGGCCTTGAAACCACAACGGTGAATGCCTCGCAGAAATTCCGCAAGGCGATTCCTGCCGTTACAATTTATTCTGACTATATGCGAACTTACACCTCTGTAATCAACACTTTGATTTCCTATATCCCCGAAAAATCAGAGAGAAAGCAGTCAAGACTTGAGGCGTTAATGCTTGGCAGTTAATTATATTCAAGAATATTACAATCGCATTTGTAGCGGAAAAATCGTAGCAGGAAAATGGATTAAAAAAGTTTACGCAATGGTTCTTGAAGGCATTGAAAAAGGCTTATGGTTTTACGATGAATCAAAAGCTGATAAGGCTGTAAAATTTATCGAGAATTTTGTGCATCACAGCAAAGGCCGACACGATTTGTTGCACCTTGAGTTGTGGCAGAAAGCTATTGTAAGTTGTCTTTTTGGCATAGTCGATAATCTTAACAACAGGCAGTTTCATGAAACTTTGATTGTAGTAGCTCGCAAGAACGGCAAGACATTATTTGCAGCGGCAATTGCTGAATATATGGCATATGCTGACCGTGAATATGGAGCTGAAATTTACTGTCTTGCCCCAAAATTGGCTCAAGCAGACCTTGTATATAATGCTTTTTATCAGTCGGTTAAACTCGATGAAGAATTATCATCAGAAGAAATGACGAAAAAAAGAAAGAACGATATCTATGTCATTCCGATGAACACTACGATTTCAAAAGTCGCATTCAATTGCAAAAAGGCTGACGGATTCAATCCACATCTTACAGTTTGTGATGAACTTGCCGCTTGGCCGGGACAAGCAGGTTTGAAACAGTATGAGGTAATGAAATCAGCTCTCGGCTCACGAAAACAACCGCTTATTTTATCAATAACTACAGCCGGGTACATCAACGACGGAATCTACGACGAACTGTTCAAGCGCTCTACAAGATTTCTCAAAGGTAAACTTGGAGTAGGTGAAATGAGATTACTCCCATTTTTGTATGTGATTGACGATATACAAAAATGGGATGACATCAACGAACTGAAAAAATCAAATCCCAATCTTGGAATATCAGTTTCAGAAAGTTATTACCTTGAAGAAATTGTTGTGGCAAAAAATTCAACCTCGAAAAAGGCTGAGTTTATGTGCAAATATTGTAATATCCTGCAAAACAGCTCTATTGCTTGGCTTGCATATGAAGATGTTGCACTTGCAGGCGGTGAACCTCTTAAGTTAGAAGATTTTCGTAAATGCTATGCTATTGCCGGTGTTGATTTGTCGAGAACAACTGACCTCACAGCGGCGACTGTTGTAATCTGCAAGAGTGGCCACTTCTACATTTTTACACAATTCTTTATGCCCGAGGACAGCTTCAAAAAAGCTTGTGAAAATGAGCCTGAAACAAAGTACGAAGTGCATAGAGCAAAAGGAAGAATTATCATCAGTGGCCAGCATTTTGTTGATTATCACGATGTGTTTAATTGGTTTGTAATGCTTCGCAAAGAATACAAAATAATGCCGTTAATGATTGGCTACGATAGATACTCGGCGCAATATTTAATTCAGGACTTGGACGCATCAGGTTTCAAGGTTGATGATGTCTTTCAAGGTACAAACCTTTCGCCAATTATGGATGAATTCGAGGGCTTGTTAAAAGAAGGCAAAATACATTTTGGCGACAATGAATTGCTAAAAAAACAGTTTCTTGATGTCGCTGTGAAAATTAACGATTCAGATGAACGAAAGAAACCGGTAAAAATTGAGAGCAGATTGCACATAGACGGACCTGTTAGCGTTTTTGATGCTTTTACGGTAAGAAGTAAGCATTATAAAACACTTGGCAAAATGTTAGAAAACAGAAAGGCGGCATAACTTGGGGATTTTTCAAAAACTTTTTAAACACTCGGCTAAAGCATTCCTGAATTTTTCCCACAGTGAAAGCGGAAATAATTATAACAGCCGTAGCGAGATTATCAACAGCATTGCAGATAGAATTGCGACACAAGTGTCGAAACTGCAACCGCAGGTTATAAGAAATTCCGCAAACGGAACAGTAATCAAGAATGACAGTCTTGCTCGTTTGCTGTCAACCCGACCTTGTAAAGAGCTGAATACTACAGATTGGCTTTATAAGATAGCCTATCAATCGGTTATAAGTGGTGACGGTTTTGCTATTATTTGCTATAACGATAATTTCTCGGAAATTGAGGCTATTCGTCCGATAATTTGTACAAATTATCGCATTTTTGAAGATGAAGGTATATTATTTTTTCGGTTTATCTGGTCGTATGACAGCAAGGAATATACAGTTCCCTATGATTGCGTTATTCACTTGAAAGACCGTCCGGGTAAAAAACGATTCCTCGGAAGTGATCCTGATGATGATTTAGCTACATCGGTGGAAATGCTCGACACCACATATGACGGTATTAAGAACATTGTGAAAAATTCCGCTCATCTCAGAGGTTACTTGAAATTCAACAACTTCATTGATGAAGAAGATTTGAAAAACAAAATCAAAGAATGGAAAGAAGCTTATATGACCGCCGAGAATGAAGGTGGTATTGCAGGTCTTGGCTCGGAATTTGAATTCAAGGAATTAAATCAAACTCCAAAAAGTATTCCAACCACACAGCTTTCATTTTTCAAGACTAACATTTATGACTATTTCGGAGTATCTGAAAAAATCATTAGAGGCGAATATTCCGAAACTGAGTGGAATAACTTTTACGAATCGAAAATTGAACCCATAGCGATGAAGCTGTCACTTGAATTTACCTATAAGATATTCTCGGAGCGCGAAAGAGGGTTCGGAAATAAAATTGTTTTCGTTGCTAACAAATTACAGTATGCTACTACACAAACTAAGATGACCGTTATGCAAGCGTTGTTTGACCGTGGTTTTATTACTATCAATCAAGGTCTTGAGATGATGGATATGCCGAGCCTCGGCGAAGAAGGAGATATCAGAATGGTAAGCCTTAACTATGTTAAGACTGATGACCAGTCATTATATCAGACAGGAAAGGAGAACAATGATGCCCCAGATTAAAAATAACATTAACGAAATTTTTCACATTCGGAATGAAACTGAAACATCAGCGGATTTGTATTTTTACGGTGACATTGTGAGTGACCGTTGGAGCGCTTGGAGTGATGAGGACCAGTACCCGGAAGCCATTCAGCAGTTGCTCAAAGGTCAGGAAGGCAAAGACCTGAATATCTACATCAATTCAGGCGGTGGTGATGTTTTTGCCGGTATGGCAATCTATAACATCATTAAAAGACACACAGGCTTTAAAACCGTTTATGTTGACGGTCTTGCCGCATCGATTGCATCGGTTATTGCAATGGCAGGTGATAAATTGGTAATTCCCAAAAATGCGTTCCTGATGATACATAAACCGTGGTCTTTTGTTATCGGTAATGCAAACGATATGTTGAAAGAAATTGAATTGCTTAATGCCATTGAGCAGAGCATTGTCAATATTTACGCAGAACATCTTGCTGATAATGTTGACACCGAAACAATCGCAAAAATGGTTGATGCAGAAACTTGGCTCACCGGTGAACAGGCGGCTGAATATTTCAGCGTAGATGTTGCAGCGGAAAAACAGATTGCTGCTTGCACGAATGCTCGATTTAAAAATCAGCCCCAAAATCTTGTAGTCGTGACTACTGAAAGAGAGAAAAATCTTTCGGCAAAGTCATCAAAAATAAAATCGCTGTGTATCAGCGGAATTTTGAAGGGAGAATGATTAGTAATGACTATCAAAGAACTTAAAAACAGACTTAAAGAAATTGCTGTTGAGGCAAAGGCCGCTGAAACAAGCGGTGATGACGCAAAGCTCGACAAATTGATTGAAGAAGCAAACACAATCAATGATAAAATTGAGCGTGCACAGAAGCTTGCTGAAATCACCAAAAAAGCTACAGCGGCAGAGGAAAATGAAGGTGAACAGCAGGAACCTACACCTGAAAACCTCGCAGAAAAAAGGGGCAAAAAGCTCAAGAACGGCGAAACAGTAAGAATGAACAAGACGATTGTAACGCCAAAAGCGGCAATCAGTACAACAACAATTGCTATGCCACATCACACAGCGGAAGATGTCAGAGATACATTCAATGATGTTTCAAGCCTTATCGATGCGGTTAAGATTGTTCCTCTCGACGGTGGCGAAAGCTATCAGAGAGGTTTTGTAAAGTCATATGGTGAAGGCGACTACACAACAGAAGGTTCAGACGCGGCAACAGCAGAACCGACGTTCGATTATGTTGATATCAATAAAACCTACATTACTGCATATGCGGAAGAGCCTAACGCAATTCGCAAACTTGCCCCGGCGGCTTATGATGCCGTAATCAGCAATTCTACATCAAGAGCCGTAAGAAAGAAGCTTTCAAAGCAGATTCTTGTAGGCTCAGGTGAAACCGGTTCAATTGTCGGCATTTTCAATGCACCTGCAAAGGTAATTGATCCTACCACGGATATGGAGGTAACCGCAATCACAGGAACCACCCTTGACGACATCATTTACTCATACGGTGGCGAAGAAGATGTTGAAGGTTTTTGCGGTCTTATTCTCAACAAAGCCGACCTCAAGGCTTTTGCAAAGCTCCGTACAGATGACGGCAAGAAGGTTTACGATATTAAGAACAACGGTAATTCCGGTACAATTGACGGCGTTCCGTTCATCATCAACTCAGCTTGTAAAGCTGTTTCGGCACCCGGAACAACCAAGGGCGAGTATTGCATGGCATACGGTCCGTTCTTTAACTATGAACTTGCTGTTTTTTCTGACATGGATGTGTCAATCTCAACTGAGTACAAATTTAAATCAGGACAGATTGCACACAAGGCTGAAATGTATGTGGGCGGTAATACGGCATCATACAACGGCTTTGTTCGTGTGAAGAAAGGCTGATGATTAAATGTCATCAACAGACGATTTATTGACAATGGCTAAACTCAGAGTTCGCAAAATTAGTTCGGATGCCCTCGATGAGGACATCCGACAGCACATTGACTTTGTTTTAGCCGACTTAGAACGCATAGGAGTGCATCCAAGCTGGCTCAAAAAACCTGACGCACTTATAAAAGAGGCGGTACTTGTTTACTGTAAGGCGAATTACGCAAAAACAGTTGATGATAAACTGACAAACAGTTATAACATCATCTTGTCGAAAATCAAAGGCAGACTGAAATATAGCAAAGTGAGGGCAAACGATGAATAGTGAATGTATTGTTACCTTGGTTTCACTGAAATCGTGCGGAACGAACTATATCGGTGAACTTATTACCAAGGAAGTAAAAAGGCAGGTTTTCGCTGTTAAAAAGTCCGTGAATCAATCAGAATTTTTTCAGGCTGCAGCGGCAGGATTTAAACCCGACATTGTGCTTGACATAAGCGAGTTTGAGTACAACGGAGAAAACTTCTGCATTCTTGCAGGTCAGCGGTACAAAATTTACCGCACTTTTTCGGCGAAAGATACAGAACGAATGGAACTGTATTTAACGGCAGTAGTAGGTGAAACAAATGTCACTCCCGAAAACAGTTAAAATTACCAAAAACGGTGTTGAGATAATCAGCAATGTTGACCGCATTCAGTATACGCTTAAAGAGCTTGAAAGAGCCGCTCTGCGTGATGTTGGCAAACTTGTATGCAAACGGTCACGACAAAAAATAAAACGCAGGACGGGGCGATTGGCGAAAAATACGCAGTATTGGGTACGCTCAAAGCAAAAAATTCCTGACTTGCAGGTAGGTTTTAAGCCGGGTGGATTTTACGGACTGTACCAAGAGATTGGCACGAATAAATACCCAAAAATCGGAGCATTAAGTGATGCCGCCGAAAGTAACATCAAAGACATCATAAAAATTGAACAGCAATACCTCAGTGCCGTAGGTACAGAAGAGGCAGAACGCAAATTGAACGAGGGGGAATACAGCGGTGAATAGCATTAAGAATTTTTTGAGTGCGGTTTTATCGCAGTATGCCCCTTCATTTTTTATGATTGGTGACGGGTTCCCGAGGCTTGTTTATGAGATTAAACAGCTTTACACCAATGAGCCGTACAAGAAATATCTTGTTACGCTTAATCTGTATGATAGGTTCACCACCGAGAAAATCGACAATATTGTGGATGAAATCTATTCGGATGTTGCGAGGGCAACCTATACACAAGGTGAACGGCATTACAAATTCTACAATAACAGCGACAGGCAGTATGTCGCTGAATCCGATAAAACAATAAACAGAATAATGACAACCCTTGAATTGAGGGTTTACAACAGAAAGGATGATTAAAAATGGCAACAGTTAAGCCACGAAAGATTAAACCGTACAGCGGTTACAGCAATAAGACGGCTGACCGTATGTTGCTTGACGCAGGTGCGTTTTTTGTCAACTACGATCCGGCTACTGACACATATGCAAGCGCCAAAAAGGCAGGTAAGTGCCTTGGCGTAACGATTAAAGGCGGCGAATTTTCCGCAAAGCCGACACTCAGACGCCTTGAATTTGACGGCGTAAAAACAAGAACTAAAGGCGACACAGTAGTTGACGGTTGGGAGGTTTACCTTAAAGCGACACTTGCTGAGATGACTACTCAGAACTTCATTTATGGCCTTGGAATTGCTGACAAAGGCACAGACGAAAAGGTCGCAGGCTACGATGTAATTACGGGTAGAGATGTTATTCTTGACAGTGACTACATTCAGAATATCACTTGGGTAGGTTGTCTCCTCGGAGAGGATAAGCCGTGCATTATTCAGGTGTTCAACGGCTTCAATGAGAACGGTCTTACACTTGCGATTGCCGACAAAGATAATGGCAAGGTAGAGGCTCAGTTCTATGGTAACCTTTCGCCTGAGGTTTATGATTCAGAGGAAGAAATCAAACCGCCGTTTAAGATTTTCAGACCGACAGAAAAAACGGAAACAGCGGAAGCAACGGAGGCATAATTATGAGAAAATTAAGCATTAAAGACGCATTTACTCTTGCTCGCATTATCAAAAAAGCAGACATCAAAGAGGAAATTGCAGACTTCGCAAATCGCATTGCTGTCAAAAACAACAGCAAAGATGAAACGGTCAACACCGAAGCGGTCGGTCTTGAATTTGTGATTACTTTGATAACTTCTTTGTCGAACAAAGAAACAGAACAGGAATTTTATTCATTGCTGGCCGACATCAGAGGCGACATTACTGCTGATGAGGTAAGTACATTAAGTATCCCCGAGGTTCTTGACAATGTAAAGGCAATCATCAGGGAGAATGATATTAAGAGTTTTTTTACCTCGCTCTCAGCCTTGAAGTAAGAACATATGGAATGCTCGTGCAGTATTGTTGCGGTAATACTGCCATACTACAAAGGCTGTCTTTTTCAGAGGCTAATGAGATTATTCAAAATGCGATTAATGACCGTGAGGACGAAATGCTCTACAAAGCATATATGCTCACGATGACAGGCAGATTTACAGGTGTGTCATATATTGATTTTGTAAACAAGGTTAAAAATCAAATGCAGACAGGTGCGGAAGAAACCGTAAATGTCGAAACTGTCGAAAGCACGATTGCAGATTATCTTGATAACTACAAATGGGAGGAGGTGTAGCTAATAATGGCTGTTGAAGTATTTAAGTTATTTGGTTCTATATTCGTAAATAACGATGAAGCAAACAAATCCATTGCAGAGACCGAGAAAAAAAGTAAGGGCGTTGCTTCAACCCTTGGTAACGGAATAAAAACAGCCGCTAAATGGGGAACTGCTCTTGTGGGTGGAGCGGCGGCAGGCGTAGGAGCATTGTCCTCTGTCGCAGAGAGCACCCGAGAATACCGAACAGAAATGGGAAAACTTGACACAGCTTTCACCACAAACAAATTTTCGGCGGCAGACGCAAAGCAAACATATTCCGACCTCTATGCCGTAGTAGGCGACAGCGGACAAGCGACGGAAGCCGCAAACCACCTTTCTTTATTGTGCAATTCCACCAAAGATTTGCAATCTTGGACGGAAATCTGCACAGGTGTTTACGGTCAGTTCGGCGATTCGCTCCCGATTGAAGGCTTAACCGAGGCGGCAAACGAAACAGCGAAAGTCGGGGCTGTAACAGGTCCGCTTGCCGATGCACTTAACTGGATGGGCGTATCAGAAGATGAGTTCAACGAAAAACTTGCAAAATGCTCCTCAGAACAAGAGCGACAGCAGTTAATTACATCCACGCTCACATCGCTATATTCTGATGCGTCGGCTCAGTATAAAGAAACAAACGGCGATGTAATGGAATCCAACAGAGCTCATCAGCAGTTGTCGGATACAATGGCGCAAATTGGTGCTGTCGCTGAACCCGTGCTTAATTCACTTATCGCTTTAGGCGGTAAGCTACTTGAGCAGTTATCACCGATTATTGAAGGTGTGGCTGATAGCCTTGCACCTGCTCTCATTAACATCTGCGAAGAGGTTGCCCCGATAATTGTGTCAATGCTTGAACAGATCATGCCATTGATTGAGGAACTACTGCCGTTTATAGCTCAGCTTATAGAGCAGTTAGCCCCTCTCATTGTACAGATTGTCGAACAATTATTTCCGCCTTTACTGCAAATTATACAGGACTTGTTACCGTATTTCATGCAGATAATTCAGGCTATAATGCCGTTATTCAGTACGCTTGTAGAACTCTTAATGCCCGTAATCGAGGTGTTCGTTCAGCTTGCCGGCGTATTGCTCAATGGATTGTTGGCGGCACTTACTCCGATTATAGAGGATTTAGCTACATTTTTGAATGATTTGCTTACACCTCTTATCCCGATTATCAGTGAGTTGTGCGATACAATTGTCGGCACTTTACAGCCTGTTTTTGAACAGCTATCACCTGTCATCTCACTGGTTTTTGACGCTCTTCGACCGGTTCTTGGCCTACTCGGTGAAATGCTTGAAACACTTATCCCTGCACTTGTTCCGGTGATTGAATGGCTTGCACATATCTTTTCAGAAGTTTTAGGCGGTGCAATTAAAGGAGTCAAAAAAATTCTTGAACCGCTTTCGGGGATTTTTAACGGAATTGTAGATTTTGTAAAAGGTGTTTTTTCGGGAAACTGGGAACAAGCGTGGAACGGTGTTGTTAACATTTTCAAAAATGTATTCAACCTTATACCTGCATTCGTCGAGAATGTAATCAACGGCATTATTTGGATTATTAACAAGCTCTTGGAGGGCGTAAACTGGGCAACATCAATGATTGGCTGGGAGATTGACCCGATTCCGGAAGTAACCTTACCTCGTTTCCGTGCCGGTATTGATTATGTCCCACATGATAAGTTCGCCGCATATCTTGATGCCGGCGAGGCAGTTCTCACAGCTCAAGAGGCTGAGGAATATCGTCAATCAAAGCGTGAAGGCAGAGGCTCAGTTTTTGAAAACGATTCAACTAACATCGTTAACAACATTAGCATTAACATTCCCTCAGTCGCTATTAACAACGACATGGATATTGACAGCCTTGTCGAAGATATGAGCAATCGGTTAGCTGATGAAGTCACAAGGAGGCAGAAAGCGTATGCATAACTTTTATTTCGGAGGTAAATGGCTATCATATTTCGGCGGTCGTATCACACAAGCACCACAGCACGAAATTCCCGTCAGAGATGTTTCAACGGTTGAAATCCCGTGCAGAGACGGTGATGTTTTGCTTGATAACGGGCGGTGGCAGAATGTTGAATTTGAGCGTGAAATCTGCTTTTTGCCGTATTTATCCGAACTGTCAGCAAAGCACCTTGCGAGGGCTGTTATCGAATGGCTAACTTTGAATCGTGGCTACCAAAAGTACAAGGATACTTATAACCCCGGATATTTCACCGAGGCTTATATTTCAAACACTGACGACATTGTTCGTGAACTTCCAACATTACTTACAACAAAAATCAAATTCAACCGCAAGCCGTGGTGGTATTCAGAGCTTGGACAGCGGACTATTGATTTTGAAGTTAATAAATCGGTTTCCTTGCACAACCCCGAACAATATGAATCCTTACCTACTATCATCATAACTAACACAAACGTTAGTGGTAATAACACTACGGCCATTGCTAAAGTTAGCATAAACGGCGAATCACTTGATTTGAAGTGCACAGGTGGTTATGACTACGCCGTGCTTGACGGCGAAACTATGCAGTACATAGCGTACAAATCAGACGGTACAACTAATTTTGTTGACGATACTATCCCCCCTAAGTTAAAGGTCGGAGACAATCAAATTGTTGTAACAGCATATAAAAACGCGTTTCTGTCGATAAAACCAAATTGGAGGCGATTGTAAAAGTGTTTCCTTTGTTGTATAAATCGGATTTTAAAACAATCGGCCCAAGTAGATTTAACCTGCTTGGACGGATTACAGAAATAATCAGCGGTAAAGTTACAGAGGAACGAAACGGTGATTATTTGCTTGAAATGGAGTTATCGACAACGGACAGATGTGCCGATTTGCTCGACACGCAGTATTTCATTAAGGCAAAACCGAACCCAACCGATGAACCGCAATATTTTGAGATTTACGATTTGCAGTACAAAGACAAAAAATCAATTACGGTTAAAGCAAAGCATATCAAGCACAATTTGTACAACAATTTTTTGGTTGAAGTACAAAATCAGACAGACATAATGCGCACACCTGCGGAATGGTGGTATTGCCTTTGCACGGGACATGAGGAGGGCTTGCAAACGCAAATGACCTTGTGGGCGCACTACTTTAAATTTACATCTGATATCACCACAAAATCCTCTATGACACTCGGTTTTGTTACTCCGTGTACTCTCGGAGATTTTATGGGCGGAGCTGACGGCTCACTTGTTGATGTTTTCGGAGGCGAGTATAAATATAACAATTTCAATGTGTCGTTGTTAAAAAGCCGTGGGACGGTTACAGGCTATCACTTACGCTGGGGCAGTAATATCAGCAGTCTTGTGCAAACGCTTAATTCAGACGACATCTGTTCCCATGTTGCGGCTTATGCTACTTGCCACGACACATACAACAACAAGAACGTCATCCTCTGCTCACAACCGCAAGAACTCAAAACCCATAAATCTAAGCTCATTAAAGTGAAAACGGTTGATGTGTCGGACGGTGGTTCGGTCTACATCGGCGATGAAACAGGTTACTGGGATTTCAACGCCCACACAGGCGAGAATAAGGACTTCTTGATTCAAAAGCTAAATATTCAAGCACAGGTTTTAAGAGGACAACTCGTAAACACAAACGGAGCGCCTACGCTTAATGTAAAAGTTGACTATCCCCCAACACTTAATGAAATGCTTGGACTGCATTTATGCGATAGTGTTTATGTCGATACTGAAAACGATAGCTTGCAAGCAAAAATAATTAAAACAGACTATGATTTCGTGCTCGAACGGTGGAACAGCCTTGAGCTTGGCACACCAAAATCAAAGTTATCAGATTATATAGTTAAATGAGGTGATAAAATTTGAACATTAATCATACAAAAATGACACTCGAAATCAACAGTTGCAAAAACTACGAAATTTTGGAAGTCAGACAGGGCGACAAAGGCTCACGCATTATTGATTTTGCGTTCACCGTCAACGGTGAAACTGTTGACCTTGCCTCTACAATGTCAGCAAAAGTCAATGCTACGGTTGACGATGTAATCGTTGCGGACAGCGTAGCCGCTGTCGTTGACACCGAAAATAATGTAGTCACAGTTACGCTCACAGACACAATGCTTGCTTTGTCAGGTATTTGCAAAATGGACATTGTGCTTATGGAAGGCGACGAAATTATAACTGCTGAAACCGTTTGTTTGCGTGTAGGAAAAAGCGTAATCAACGATGACAGTAAAGCTTTCCCGGGTGCAAGCTCTATTGCGGAAATCACAAAAGAAGTCGAAAATGCAAGAGGTAGTTCTAATTCGCTTGGAGCAAGGCTTGATAAAACAGACAAGAGTATTGCCCGAAAGCTTGATTCAATGCCGTTCGACAGCGAACCCAAAAATAACAGCCCGTGTTATCTCACAAGCGGAGCAATTTACAACGCTCTGCTTGTGAAAGCAGATAAAACCGCCTTGGCGACTAAATACGATTCGTCAAATATTGAAAGTGGTACATCAACACTCACACCGTATTCAACCGTCACCGATAAAATCAAAAGTGCAAACTGTACATATAAGACGATTGGTGACATCGTAATCGTCAGTGCAACGGTCAAAATGAACGCAGTATCTCTTGGCGGCAATAGCATGTGTCCGCTGATTGATTTGCCGTACAAATGTATTTCCGAGGACAATGTTTTTTGTGTCGGTATTTCAAACCTTGGCAAGCTCTTTAAATTTGCCATTCCGAAAAATAACACTTGGCTACAGTTTTCGACTCAGGATAAGACGGCTTACACATTTGCAGACGGCGAGCAAATTAATGTGATTTGCTTGTACAAAATTAAATAACGGAGGTAAAAATAATGGAACTTAAAGAAAAAATCACACTCGATATGCTCACAAAGGACAGCGTTTCGGTACTCAGACAGCAGTTTTTGACCTTTAACGGTGAAGAAATGCAGGTAGGCGGTAACATCCGCAATGCCTACATGAACAGCAAGACGGGCAGAGAACAGCTTAAAACGGTGCTGTCTGATGAATACTATAACGCTGTCATGGCAGTTTGGGGCGACAATCCAACCGTTGACGAGCCGACGGAAAGCAAGGTCGAATAAGTGGCAACTGAAATTATTATAGCTTTAATCACACTTGCAGGATCTGCGGTGGGTACTCTTGGGGGTATTGTGATTAACAGTCGAATGTCGAACTATCGCATTGAACAGCTCGAAAAAAAGGTTGACAAGCATAACAGCCTCATCGAGCGTACATATGCGATTGAACAGCACAATGCAGTTGTAGACGAAGAAATTAAGGTCGCAAATCACAGAATTGACGACCTCGAAAAAAACAACGAAAGGAAAGAACGATGATGAAAAACATTTTTACAAAACAGTGGGCAAAAGCAACAGCTGTCAGAGCGATTAAGACCGTTGCACAGACTGCTATTGCAACAATCGGAGTATCTGCCGTTATGACAGATGTAAATTGGCTTGCAGTAGGCTCGGCATCTTTGCTTGCAGGTGTATTGTCTGTGTTGACAAGCATTGCAGGTTTGCCCGAAGTTTCGGAAAACTAACTAAAATAAAAGGATAGCCCAGTTGAAAATTAAATTTCTTCTGGACTATCTATATTTTTTAGATTATTGTTACGAAATTACTGGTATGCCGGTTATATATGGTGGAAGTCCATCTGGGTAAAGTTTAATGAGATTTTTGTAATTTCTTTTATAGTTTTCATTATTTTTGATTGATTTCTGCCATTTGCGTACTGCATTAAGAATATTATTGCAAAAAAGCTTAACATCAATATTTAAGGCATCATTTATAACATTGTTATGCATAGTTATGCCATGACAAGCTGGAGCTAAAAATATAATTCGTGAATATGTAGAATTTTCGTGTGTGGTTTGTGCTTGATGCACATATGAACAACGAAAATAGTAACAATCCTTGCCGGAAATAGATGGATAGCCCGGTTCTTTTGCGTAAGTGTCATACCAAGCAATATATTTATGTTTATTTGCTACTCCGTCATTTGACTGCAGTGCTCCACAAATATCGGGTAATGTTAGAGAAGCTTGCAACGCTAAATAGTATAGTTTAGCGTCTAATGCCCGTTCAATTTCTTTTAAAATCAACTCCATATGATTCACCTCCCTTCTATTATGAATTATACCATATTAAAAAATGTAGTAAAAGTGGGGAGTGCATAAAATAAAAACGAAAGTGAGGAATAATAATTATGTCAGCAAAAAGAATCTATCTCAGTCCGTCAAATCAGAATAGGAACACCTATGCAACGGGCGGTACAAATGAAATGGCTCAGTGCGACAAAATCGCTGTCGCAACAGCCAAAGCTCTCAAGCGTTGCGGTTTTGAGGTTATGGTCGCAAAGTCGGGAACGCTTATGCAGACACGCTGTCCCGAATCGGACAAGTTCGGTGCAGACATTCATATGCCGATTCACACCAACGCTTTTAACGGCAAATACACAGGCGGTACAAGAGTTTTCTGCCTGAACTCAAACGGCAGAAAGGCTGCCGAGGCGGTAAAGTCTGCCCTCGGAGCAATTTCACCCGGCAAGGATGATTCAGTCAGCTACAAAACCGACCTCTACGAAATCAATGTGCCGAGGGCATTGACCGTGTATGTTGAGTGTGAATTTCACGACACCGTGACAGGCTCGAACTGGATCAGGAACAACACAAACGCAATTGCTGAGGCAATCTGCAAGGGTATGTGTAAATACTTCGGCTATAAGTATAAGTCGGCAAGCTCATCAGGCACAACAAAGCCTACGCAGACATCGAAGCCGACAACATCAAAAGCGTTTAAACCGTACATTGTCAGGATTACCGCAAATGACGGTGTGAACATCCGCAAAGGTGCAGGCACGAACTATCCCGTGTGCGGCTCAATTGCAAAAGGCGGAGCGTACACAATCGTAGCCGAAAAATCAGGCGCAGGCGCAAAAAAGTGGGGCAAGCTCAAAAGCGGTGCCGGCTGGATTGCCCTCGACTACACAGCGAAAATTAAGTAAAACATAAAATCCAAACACATAATTGCAAAAAAATCCCCCTCATCCGCCGTAAAAAGCGAGTGAGGGGAGTTTTGTCATTTGCGGATATTTTTAAGCTCTTTCAGTATAAGCCGTTCAAAGTAAGGCTTAGGGTAGTTTGGATTGTTGTCGCTTTCCCAATTTTCCCAAGTACGGTAAGGTACTTTCATAATCTTTGCAACATCTGCTCTGCTAAGACCTGTTGCAATTCTTGCTTCTTTGATTTTATTCATTGTGATTTCTCCTGAACATTACAAATTCGTGAATAGTTTGTGCAAGTACAATAACTGCATTTATGCCCAAGGCTATGCGAGCAACAACAAAAAAATTACTTGCAACGCATACGATAAATAAACAAATAAGGCTGAACAGCCAAAAATTATTTTTCTTCATATTGCATTATTCCTTTCATATTGATATAATAATATTATCCCCATAAGGGGGGAGGGGCTTAAAGCCCCTCTTGATGTTACCACCATCTAATGGCTGTTATCAGAGCAGATAGGGCAAGTATCGCTTTGATTATCAACTCAACCATTTTGATGGTGGATTTTTTTATCGGCTTTTTTATTTCATCACCCCCTTTCATTGTTTATATTATACACCTAATAGGTGTATTTGTCAAGCGCTTTTGCAGAAAAATTATAAAATTTTATAAAATAGTTCACAAATTAAAGGTGAGGTGAATATTACAACTTTTTTCTGCCTTGCATTTGCAATGCATTTTTAGCTGATTTTCGTGTATTTCAGTGTATTTTAACACACAAAGGATATAAAAATAACCGCACTAAAAAGCTTGAAAATAGCTTTCTAATGCGGTTTTTCTTTGGTGCGCCAACAGGGACTCGAACCC